GCTTGTCCTGCTGGATATTCTCTAATGTAAAGACCTCCACGTAAGCCTTCTACTTTTTCTTTTACTTCGTCTTTATGATCTGTGATTTCACTTACAGATATTCCTGTAAAATTAGCATCATATCTTCTACCAACATATTTTTCATTTAATTCTAATGTATAATGAATTACAGTATATCCTAATTTAACTGCTTGGGCTCCTAAAGCTATTAAAGCCCATGATTTACCCCCACCAGGTCCTCCTGCTATTAATCCTAAATCTCCATCTCCTAAACCACCACAAAGTAACTTATTGATTAAAGGCCAAGGTGTTTCTATTGTATTTCTGGCTTCATCTCTAAATCGATCTTCTAATTCTTGTTTATATTCATGGCCTATATCTCTTTCTGTTCCTGCTTTTAGTGCTCTATCTATTAGGTTTCTAATGTCGTCATAATCTCCTAATTCTAAAAGATCAACTGATTTCATTAATGCTCCTTTGAGTGTTTGGTTTTTACAAAAATCTAAAAAGGCATCTTTTACGTAATTTAAATCTGTTGCTTTAGATGCTTTGTATGCTTGTTTAAGTAAATCTTTTACAGCTACATTTTGTAATTCTTGATGTATGTTTTCTATTTCAACTTTAAAAACCTCCATTGTTGGAATAGATTTATATTCGTTGTAATATTTGAGTGTTTTTCTAATAACCCATTTACCTGCATCATTATCAAAATAATCAGGGGAAACTATATCAGAAATTTGTTGTAAGAAATCTCTATCTGTGATTAAGATAGCTATTGCTTTAATCTGAAATGAGTGTCCGTATTGGGTTAATTTACTCATGTGTTTGTTTTGCCATTGTATTTAATCTTGAAAAATGTTCTTTTAACCATAAATCAGGGATATCAATTGCATTTCCTAATTGATCATCATTGTACATTATAATAAAGTCATTTCGGGAGAGCAAGTTTATTGGTGCTTCTATTAATCTAGTTATTTGTAATTTTATTTCTCCAGAAATTGGGGGATTTTTTAAATCCATTAATTGTTCGTTTAATTGAAGTTGGTTTTCCGACTCAACAATTTTTTTGTGCATAGGTTCTGTTCCTTTATTAGAGTATCCCACAATGAAATCAAGATCAAGGGTATTATGAGAAAGTATATCGGGGATAATTTTGGGTAACTTCTTAGGACCAAGTCCTTGTACCCCACTAATATTGTCGGACTTATCGCCCATCAGAACTTTATACATTAAAAAATTGTGAGCCGGTATACCATAACCTTCAAGTACCTTTTCAGGTGTATAAAATATTTTTTTAGTTGGACTCCAAACCGTAATTCTATCATCTACTAATTGTAGGAAATCTTGGTCTGAAGACATTATAGTAACTTCTTCTTTTACTAATGTGTTTGCAATATATGCAATAGCATCATCTGCTTCAATTCGGTCTATTGATATAACGTTGATAGGAAGAAAATCTAAATAATCAATTAAACGTGAAAATTGAATTTTCATCGCTTCTTTTTCTTCAGTAGCATTTTTAAATGCATCCCATCTAGTAATTCGTTTGCCTGGTTTTCTGTTAGATTTGTATTCTGGGTGCATTTTTCTTCTACGATAAGAACCTCCTGCACCATCATATACGATTATAACTCTAGTTGGGTTTACTTCTCTAATAGAATAAGCTAAAGATCTTAAAAAACCAGTCAGTCCTCCTACAGGTACTCCGTTATCATTTAAAGCACCATTAACAGCGAATACTCTTAAATATAAATTAAGACCATCTACTATCAACACCCTAGAATTTGGGTTCAAATCGTCCTGTTTTTGGACGTTATCTAATAAATCGAATATTGAATCTGTCATTATAGCCCTGTTTCATCGACTTCAATGTCAGGGTCCATATCTTGCTCATCTTCGTGTTGGTACTTCATGATATATGCATCACAAGTATCTCTATACATAGCTTCTTTGATTTCAGGTCTTTCTGTACATAAATCTTCTAACTCTTTACCTGAGAATGTTACTATTTCACCTGTTTCAGTGTCTGTATATTTACAAATTGGGCCTGATTGTTTGCAAACTTTGTAGTTTTTCATTAGTTTAAGCCAACCTCCATAATTATCCATACCTTGTCTATAAAAAACATTGTATCTAATTTTTCTGTTTGGAGGGCCCATCCTGTTTTTGACTACTATGGCTTCAACTTCTGAGCCTACAACTTCATCTACTCCATTGATTTTTTCTTTAAGTTTTCCAACTTGTTTAAGTCGTAATCTAACTGAAGCGTGAAATTGTAAGGCTTTACCACCGGAAGTAGTATATTGATCAGCGAATGGCATTGCACCCATCTTTTGCCTTAATTGATTAGTGAATACTAAAAGTATTCTTTCTTTACCAATTAAGTTGGTAATTTTACGCATAGCTTTTGAAATGATGATTGCCTTTTGAGTGGCATAACCATCTTTTTCAAAGTCAGCGGCTGATTCAATTTTAGTAGTTGCTGCAGCTACCGAATCTACAACAATTGTTACAAGTTTGTCTGGGTTCTTTTCTCTAACTTTAAGGATCACATTTTCAATTGCGTCCATAATGTCTTCGATTGTTTCTAATGGTAAATAAACCATTTTTTCAACGTCAACTCCGATTGCTTGTAAAAATTGAGCATTTAAGGAAGATTCAGTATCAATGTATACTGCAACCCCATCTTTTTTCTGTGTGTTTGCTATAATATGAGATGCTAACAGGGATTTACCACTTTGTTCTAACCCTGTAATTTCAACGATTTTGGACACGGGAAATCCACCATTTGGGCGATTTGAGATGGCCAGATCCAATACTGTTGAACCTGTGGATACCCAATCGTTAACGTCAGTAGGAGAGTCCTCACTGCCGTCTAAGAAATATGCAACCCTGTGGTGTGTCTTACTGAACTTTTTGTTTAGGGAATCAGTAATTATCCCTGTTAGTTCATCTCTATTAGAGCCTTCTTTATTTTTCTTTGCCATTAGTCAAATAATTCATCAAGTTTGCTATTTAGGTCTTTTTTGCCTTTAGAAGGTGCTTTTTTAACTTCGGTTTCTTTACCTCCGTCTTCTTCAGCTGGTTTTAACCAACCTTGCAATTCGTCTTTCATTTCTTCAAAAGTGTACTTTTTAAATAAAGTAATTAATTCCTTTTGATTTTCTAAAAGATCTTCTGCTTTTTTAGCATCCTTAACTAAAGGTGTCTGATTTGGTTTAACACGCACAGTTGTGGTATTAAACATTTTACCAGTTTCTGCTGCTGGGATTACTTCTACTGTAACATCACGTCCTTTTTGGATATCCGTAATATCACCATAATCTTCATCAGCCATTACTCCTAATAGTTCTTGATAAACCATTTTACCAAATTCATAAAACCTAACTCCTTTATCTTCTTCTCCACGTACTAATACTGGAGCAAAAACACGGAATTTTGGCCATAATTTTTTAGCCATTTCCATATTATCCTTATCACCTGATTTTTTCAATTGAGCAGCAAACTCCATAATTGGGTCTGACTCCTCAAAATTAGACAAAGCAATCATTCTTGGTTTACCAATACCGAAGTAGAAGTATAATTCCGAAAATGGAAAGTCTTTGTTGTGTGTGTAAGGTACAATACGGATTACTGATTTTTCACCTACTGGTGGTCTCCAAAAATTGTTTTTGAAGTCGCTAGAGCCACCTCCCCCTTTGTTGTTTAGTTTTTCTAAACGTTTCTTGATTTCATTTAAATCCATAACTTTTTTATATTAAATGTTAGTATTCTATTTACTTTGTGTAATTATACAAAGCATTACTCGCCAAACCAAATTTTTCTACGAAAGATTTATGATTTCTTTTATTTTCGTGTCTATACGATTAAAACCCTCTGTTTGTATAAGTAATATACAATTCTTGTAGTTTTCCCATTCTATGGGGAATTTTTTATCTAAAACATCATTATTTAAACTCTTTATTAATTCGTTAAGTGCGTTAATTGTATATAAAGTGTTTGTTTGTTTTTTTCTATGAACTAATATAGTATTATCTATCATAGAATCTTTTACCGAATTACCTACATCTACATTGTATGTAAGCATGATTTTTTCACCATCCAAACTTTCTAGCACAAAAATTTTATCAAAGAGGATAA